TAGTTCTATTGTTAATATTCTTCCATTTCTGCTAAAGGATTCAACACATGCAATAACTGTAGTACTATCATCAGCTAGTTCAAAACTAACATCTTGTCCTATTACAGGATCATTTACACCAGATGGGTCGGTGTCTATTTCTACTGTTGTGTTTATAAAGTAATATTCGGCATCTCTAATAATAAAGATTTCTAATGTATCACCAACTAATCCTACATTGTTGTTAAGAAGCTGTACTCTGCCATTTGCAGTATCATAGTAATAATCAAGTACATTAACTATCGACCCGTTGATATAAAGTACAACATCGGTATTTCTAACGGCTGTTGTGTCTTCAAACTGCCATCTATCAATATCATAAGCACGTTTACTGTCTATTGTATATTTTTTTCTATAACCTGCATTTAAGAACCTTCCGTCTCCACGCTTAACTAAAATATTATGCGATAAAGGTTTATCAATAACTGGTAGTGCAACATCATTTGTAAATCTATGAACTTTATTTGCACCGTCAGTTACAAATGTATTATCAATCACCATCTGGCTATATTGATTTACACTTCCGTCATATATTGAATATCCAATAATCTTGCCGGCAGTTATTTTAATCGGAAACTCAAGTTGAGCTTTGCCAGCATCAGATTCAGTAAGTCCGTAATCTGTTGTATCGTTTTGCAATACACCATTTATTGTTACAAACGAACTCAATCCAGATTTCCATGTGATTGGCAGATTATATATAAAGGTATCTCCAGTTGAAACAATATTGTCACTATCGATTAAATCTACACCATTTGTTCCAATAGTTAATATAGAAAGATTTTTTCCTTCGTCTAATGCTGTACTATCGTTTAAACTTATAAACTTATTTTCATAATCAATATTTAAATCCGTATTGTCGATAATATCGCCATCAACTTTTACAACTAATGTAGTGTTTGATTGCGGAAACGCATCAAACTCCCATTCAATAGTTGTACCATCTGTAATATAGTTTCTAACAGTAATAACACCTTGGCCATCTGCACTTCTATTGTACACTTGAATATCAACTGCGTCAAGTACTTGACCTGGAACTTGTTCTTCTGGTCCACCGCTAGTAGTTTCTGTGACAAAGCCGTCACCATCAACAACTATGTCGCCTGAGTCAATGCCTTTAGCAGTTGTGTATTCAAAGTTTCCACCTTGTAAACTTACATCGTATGCAGTTGACTCAGGTGTGAAGCTGCCGTCACTTGTTGATTTTCTAATGATTACAATATCACCATCTTTAGTTTCAATAACATCGCTATCTAAGAATATAGTATTTGTAATATTGTCACCTGCTGGTGATATCATTTTAGCATTTGGATTAGCAGTTACAGAACTACCGTCATATGCTGGATCATCTATTCTTACATTATTAAGATATACATTGTATGTTACACCTGATTCTAATACACTACTTAATGATATTATTTGAGTACTGCCATCTAATGTAATGATTTCATCTTCATAGTTGGTGTCAAATGTATCAAAGTCAATACCAAAAGAGTTTGCATCAAACCCAGTATTTTCGCCAAAGCCGATACTATCCATTTGAACGCCGCCGTAGTCAACACCGCTCATTAACTGACTTAGTTCTTTGCCTGGCATGTTTGTAGTAGGCTTATAGAAGAAGTTAATTCTATCTTCAGCTGTTAATAGATTTGCCGATTTTTTATAGTTTATAACAATAGCAGCATTATTTTCTGGTGCTGTAGTAAATGTTATTTTACCACGATATCTGTCAAAAGTTTTGGTTGTGTCAAGAACATTTGTTGCTACAAAATCGCTTATTAACTGCGGTTCGCCGCCTACAGTGATTGAAATATCAGCACTGTTTGTACTCAATGGCCATTTTAAACTAAACGTAGTTAGGCCACCGTTGCCCACAAAAGTTTCAGTTTCATTTAATGTTGTAAAATAGTATGCTCCTGCAACTCTGTCAAACTTCATTAACATGTGTGTTGATCTAATCACACTGTTTCCTATTTGAGCATAGACAACAGCATCAACACCATCTTCAGTTAAACTTCCATTTATTGTTACTGTTGGTGTTGTAAAATATTTTGCTCCAACAGTGTCAACTTCGATATACTGTATTGATCCTCCACCAATATACGCAAGACCCTCGAGTGTTGGACCGCCGCCGCCGCTTACTGTTACATTTGCTGTATCAGTATATCCGCTGCCGCCGTTGTAAACAACAAACTCAGTTATTTCAAATCCAACATTATCTAACCAATGTTTCTGTGGATATGTAGTTGTAGTATCATTTGTTCCAACAAGACCGTTGTTATAAAACTTAATAGTTTCGCTAATAATTTGACCACGCTCTGCATCATAACGAGGTGGTAAATCAAAGTCAGTAACACTAGTTTGTGTTGGCTCTGTTCTACCATATGAACTAATATATTCTCTTATTTTAGTACTGTATGGTTTTACTTCTTCAATATAGTCTTGATAGTTAGGAAGATTATCGTTTTGATAAGTTACCTTTTGTGTAAGCTCGCCAACATTGTGTTTTGCAACTACAAAACTAGATTTAAATATCCAGTCTAAATCAACCTGCTCACTCATTGCATATCTAATGCTACTAAAGAATAGTTTGTTCCACTCAACTTCTAGTTGATCAACAAACAAGTTATCTCTTAGTGCATATAATATTATTTTTATTTCATCAGTTGGTTCGCTATCGTATAACGAAATATCATAGATTATATTATCAAATCCAACTGCATCGTTTTGATATAGCGTACTGCTAAACTCTATTGTACCATTTTGTCTACCTACTACTTTATAGTTAATAGTATAATCTACTTCGAGCTGATTGTCAATCTTTTCTAATAATATCCAGCCACCGCTGCCTATATTTTCAATTTTAATAGTATTACCACGTTTGTCATTTAATGCTTCGAGTGCATAGCTGCCATTGATTACAAAATCAATAGATGTAACTTCACTATACCCAGTTGCATACCAATCAACATATTTCCAATACCTATTAACGTCATAACTTTGAATATAGTTTCTAAACCATTCTTGTGTAGAAGAAATCCAGTTGTATACTGCCCATAGCCCGCCTACTTCGGTATCAGTTGTTACAAGAACACTAAACGGACGTACAATAAGTGTAGTATCATTTAAATAGTTTTTGCCGCCATTAACAACTTCAACTTCAATAACTTGTCCAAGATTGTTAATGTAAGTTTTTAACTCTGCTCCAAATCCTTTACCTTCTATAGTTACAGTTGGGCCATGGCGTTTGCCTGATACGTAGTTACTGTCAATATAACCTCTGCCCGGTTCTGTAATAGTTGCACCTGTAATAGTTCCATCTACAATAATCGGCGTAAGTGTTGCTTGTTTAATTTTTGCAGTACCTACAAATCTTAATAAACTTTCTGTATCGATTTGAGTATCCCACTCATTGCTAAACTTACTTGGTGCTGTTTCTGTTTGGAATAATGGAGAAATATCAAAATCGTCAACTATTGTATATTGTGACAATACTCCATTAACTCTTTCGATAACTTGTTTTAACGCTTCGGCTCTATTAACAAATATAGTTTGATTTGGATTATTTAAAATACCATATCGTTGTGCAACACTAATATTTAAATCAGGTAAAACTTTTCCATTTTTATCATATCCTGCTAAACTATCAACCCATTTGTCAACAATGTCATTGTTTGGTTTACTAGATGCTAATCCTTCAACAACTAATGCATACTCACTATGAATATTTTTATTTTCAGCATTATCCTGAACATAATAATCTACATGCAAAATAGTATCTTTGTCTTTTATTAGATTTTTTACATTGTGTAGTGCAAACTTTTTATTATCAAGTAATGTAACATGTCTATAACCCTGCCCTGAAGGATCTGCTATTAGGTTTGCAACATCAAACGAACTAATCTTTCTGCCGTATGTATCAGGTAATGTATTTTTATTCTTAACCCAGAAATAATATTTTGGTACAAAAACACTTGCTACACTATCATATACTCTTGCTCTTACATAAGAATCGTCGCTGTATAATGATTTTCCACTTATGCTGCTGGCCAATCCTTCAGTAGTATCGGCTATTTCGTCCCATTCGCTTGGCAATAAGTCACTTTCGACCCACTCGTATACATCTATACTAAATCCAGGAATGATTTGATTCCAAGTATTAGATTTATATTGTATACTTCCCTGATAAGGATTATACCATTTTACAGCATCAAGATCCCACCATAGTTTTCCAACCTGTTGTTTGCCCCAAAGATCTGAAATGCCAGTGTCTCTAGTACCAACATTATAAACTGCTGGATCGTAATAAGTCTTATAACTAAGTTCTTGCTCTGCTGGTCCTGCAATACGTCCTCTTATTGGATCTATATAATCAAGATATGTGATCAAATCATTTGTAGTTGTGTCATACAACCATATGCCTTTAATTTTATCAATATCAACATAACTGTCGCCTTGACTATTAATATTCCAAGCAGTAGCATTTAAATCAGTTCTATGATCTTGAATCATTCCTGTTTTATCATCAACAGTAGTTCCAATCGAAATAACATACAAATGATTTCTATTTAATACACTTAATATATCAGAAGAATCAGATATGTCTACTTGTGAATAAAGTTTTTCAGCATATACTAACTTGTTGTTTAATGTTTCGTATACATAAACTTGTCCATTATCTTTGATTTTATCAAATATATTTGTTGCTTTATTATCAAACTCTGTAAGTTCTTGATCAAATGTTAAGTATGCTGCTGTGTCTCCATTACGACTTGTTACAGCAAGTTTATTAGAATTAAAACTTACATTAGTACCAAATCTTTCATTCTTTTCGCCATCAGGTGCATATAATATTTGATCCTGTGTATATGTTCCATTTGTGAGTTTGTATACATATACTGCACCATTGTAAATACCATTAGTATTTGATAACTGAGCACCTATTGCTATTTTAGATCCATCATCGTTTAGACTTAGTGTAGATCCAAATGCTTCTTCTTCGGTTGCAGGATCAATATTTTCATCAAATACAAATCTGCCATTTGTTTTTCTATATATTGCTATACGATATTCGCCGCCAGTTTGAATGCCGCCTAATGCTAGTACTTCGCCGTTTTTACTAATATCATAACTTGAACCAATAGCAAGTGCATTTAAAAACTCACTACTATCGTCATCAAGTAGTCCGCCAGTACTATCGTCAGTTTGTGAAGAGTAAGGAACGTAACCTAAATAATCAACATATGTATCAAGTACATCCCACTGACTATTATTAAAAGGATTACCTGCAAGTACAGTTGTATTTGCTTGGCGAAGTTCGCCATCATAGTAAACAATACTATTAGGAATATATTTTGAAATACTCTGCCATTCGCCTTTATAGTTTGTATCTCTCGAATATGCATAAGATGTTACATTATCTTGACCTTTATTATTAACAAAATAAACACGGCCGTTGTCTTTAAGACTTCTAATAATAAGATTATGTTGGAAATCGCTCGGAGAAGCCGATTTTATTGCAATACCAAACTGTTCGTTTGTTGCTGGCTCTGGACTTAAAATGATATCTACTAGAGTAAACGATCCATCAATAAGTTTTTTATAAATGTAAACTACTCCTTGATTTGCATATCCAAGGCTTGCTCCAGACGTATCTGTAACTAATAGTTCTGCAAGTTCCCATTCTTGACTTAATAAGTCAATAGTGCTACTTTCTGATGTAACATCAACAAGAGCTTTCCAAAGTGTTCCTCGTTGACTTACATAGTCGCCAGCTAGGTAACTTTCACCTTCAGTGAATACACCTCTGTATCGTGTTTTAACATTTGCAGCAGTTGGCACACCAACATACAAATATTGTCCGTTGTCTGTTATTTCAACACTTGTACCAAATGCACCTGCATCATGATGATTAGATAATGGTTCTAATGTTTGCTTTAGTGTAAATGCACTGGCTTCACTACCTCGAGTATATACATAAACCTTGCCATCGTCTATATCTGGTGTTCCAACTGCTAAAGTAGTATTGTTGTTACTAACAGCTAAATCAGATCCAAACTCTCTACTACCAGTTTCGGGTGCTACAATGCTTTGTTTAAAGCTACGTATAATATCACTATCGTATACTCCAAATGTTCCAGTGCCAATATCGTCAATCCATACTCTGTCATTATCGTCTAAATCGTAAAGTTTTGTAATATTGTTTATACCCTCAGGTGACGATACTCTACGTGACGATAGTTCTGATACTATTCCAACAGTACTGTCTGACAAGTCAATAAAGTCTTCAGTTATTGGGTTATCCAGCTGTACTTCAAAATCAGTATATCCAATATTTTGTACAATCCAAAATCCATTAACTTCGCTGTTGACATTATTAAATCCAACAATATCGCCTTCAGTAAAACTAATAGGTTTACTAAAGTTTGCTTTAAATCCTAAGGCTGTTTTTTCAATAGATTGAATAGAAGTAGGGGATACAATATGTTTGTAAACATTCCATGATTGCAAATCTTTTGGTACCCATATATAACTTCCAATATCAACGCTATCAATATCTAAAACCAGCACATCATTTTTTGTAGTTGTTAAAAAGTTTACTTGATCGAGTTTAACATAACCAGCAGTTTTAGTATATTCTACACTGTTTGATATCAATGGTAACGATGTATGTGCATAATCGTCTGGTGAAAGATATACATCTTTCTTTGGATATTGATAAACTAAATCTGTACGTGTTGAATCTACTGTTTCAACAAACTCTATAAGTTGCGGTTCAATTCTAAACTGGCTTTCGTCTAGTTTAAATTCAACTTCGTCATAACTTGTAGTTGCACCGTATCTACCAACACGTATTGCCCATTCTTCGTATAGCTCTACACTATCGGTATTTGCTGATCCGAGTTTATCAAACAGTTTTGTAATGGCATTTGATGTACCTTTGTCTTGTATAAAACCTTGATAGAACTTATACTGACTAACATCGTCTTGTATAATATTAGCAAGATATTCACGTTTTTGATATCCTATTAAATGCTGTGCTAATCTCTGTTGTTCACTATCAAAGTTATCTGTATCTAAGTCATAAAAATCTGCAAACTGATTTGCTTTATAATCCCAGTTTGGTTTTAACTCGCTTACAGGTTTGCTATCTAGCCTGCTCCAGTTTCCATAAACAAAATCTTGTGTGCCACTGTGTGTAAATCTAGCTGCATAATAAAACTCTTTGTATTTTACTAGTTCTGCAGTTTTATAATCTTTATAACTAGTCCATTCTGTAACCTTTGCATCATCGTATATAAATCCAGGAATATTTAAACTACCATTCCAGTCATCGGTTCTGTATCCTACAACCTTTAAACGCTCTTGTCTGTATCCTGTTTCAGGTACATAGATTGTATCATTAAATACTGTAGTATTATCAACTAAAACAATATGTTCTTTTTGTATCAGCGGTAGTTTAAGAAGATATATTCCTTCGTCCTCTGATGTTAAACTAAACATATTAGAGTTGTCTCTATAAATACTAGAACGATTTTTACTAACTACATTTCCATTTTCATTTAATACTGCAAATCCATACAGATTATTGTGAATATTATCAACTACATAGAAATCTTTCTCAAACTCAACTCGATTAGCCAATGGTGATAATGTTAATGTACTTGTATTGGCCCAGTTTTGTGTTATCCAAAACAAAAACTCTTTGGATGCAAGTTGCCAGTTTTCTACAGATTCGGTTGCTTTGTTAAAATAATTAAACTTAAATCCAATGTCTTTTAGATATTCTTGATAACCTAATAAAAAGTTAACCACCTGTTGTTCGTCATTAAATATTGTACCATAATCAAGTGTTAATATTTCATTAGTAAACGACTTTCTAAAATAGGCTCCTCTGCCGCCGGTTTCAGGCAAACTTGGAAGCGGCGTATACAAACTTAAATCAAATGCAGATTCTGTAGTATGATTTGATTTTACTCTATAATATCTATCATTGTATTCTATAATTTTACCAGCAACAAAAAACTTGTTTTCAGTCCATTGAATATAACTTTCACTTATGCCGCCAATATTTACAAACGGATCGTTTGCATTTTCTTGCGGATTACGATATTTAAAAGATGGAAGATCTTTATCATATCCAGTTACACGATATCCTTTTGCAGTTCTTTCAATAATCACGCCACTGTAGGTTGCTACTTTTTGCGGACTAGAAGTTCTCAAAACAATACTATAGTTTTCATCAGGAACAAATATATTTCCTTTATTTAAAGGAGTTTTGCTATCTAATACTAGTTTTAGTTTATTTTTTTCAGCAAATCCAGCAAGTTTAAATCCTACTTTATTACTTAAAAGTTTTAGATTATCAACATATGTAGTATATGGATACAACGAATCTGCATTAATATATTCACTAATATAGTTTACAAATCCAGCACTTATAGCATTTTGTATCTTAGGAAATACTATATTTGCTGTGTTTATTCTTTTGTTTGTAGCAGTATAAATCAAGTTTCCAGCAACATCACGCTGAGTTCTACTTCTATCAAACCCAACTCCCATTGTGTGTGCAGGGCGTGTTATTAACGCAGCAATCATTAAACTAAATGGATATCCGCTACTTCTTCTCCAAGCAGTTTCGGTTGGTGCTTCGTCGCCAAACTTAAATAGTTGTTGACTTTGAGGCGCATAGCTAAAATTACTTACATAGCCGCACTCCAAGGGTGATACAAGCTGGCCGTTTTCATTAACCGGAATATGGTTTAGTAGATTATGTCTAATATATTTTTTATTTCTTAGTACTGTCTTACCTGGTTCTCTAATAACGCCGTTTTGTAGATCAGTCCAAAGTATTAGGTTATTATTTGTATAAGGTGCAGGACCATACACACTTTCCCACCAAGTTGGTTGTATTCCATATCCTAGCATTTCCCAAGGATGTGTGTGCGGGCGGTCAGTATCAAATGCTTGTCTATAAATACCTCTCCAAAATCCAGGAACTGCTTCATTGCGATCATTTGTACTTCCAGTATAGTTATAGGTGAAACTTTCACCCTGAACTATAAAGTCATTTTTTGTATAGTCTGAAATCTTAGCAACACTAGTCCAATCAATAAAATCTTTGATAATAATGTTGTTAATTTCTTGTGATGTAATCTTTGTATTTCTATCAACACCGCCGACAATATCGTGTATGTCAAAAATGTTTGGATTATAATCAACTTTTAGATTATTAAAAATACGTTTTTCCATTTCTAAAATTAAGTCGTCTCTATAATCATCGTAAGCAAGTGTGATGCTGCCGTCGTGTCCTCTAATAACTGTCTGAGGAGTTTGATAACTTGTGTCAACGAATATTTCAGGAGTGTACGCTGGGAACATACCTATTTTTGTAGGTGTTGGTGGAATAAAACTACCTTCGGTATTATCATATTCGTGTATGGTCAATATATCACCGTTGGCTAGAGTTGCAGAAATATCTACAAATCCTGTTCCGGTAAACTTGTAATCTTTATTAAATATAAGCTGTTGATCATTTAGATACACATATAATGCTTTATTACTAATAGACGATTTATTAAATATTGTTGATAATGCATAAACTGTTAGTCTATTGTCAAGTATTTCATATTCAATCTTTTTGCTGCCGCCTGTAGCTGCCATATCAGTACTATAAAACGGAGTAGTAGTAGTCTTTGTACTATTAATTTCATTAAAGATAAAATCTACATATTCTTTTACTGTTCCGTCAAATGTTGTTTCAGTTGCAGTTTGTACAAACTGTCTTTTGAACTTAGTATATTCATTTAATGCATATCTAATAGATGCAATAACATTTGAGTTTTTATTAACTAGATGATAAAGTGAAAGATTTAAGGGACCGCTATGTTGAACAAACTTTCTGCCATATTCAGCAACTGGTCCTAAATCTCTTAGATTGTTAATACCAGGCTGAACTCCTGCAAATGCTGCAACTTCTGATACTAGCCCTTCGACGTGATCGTTTACTTCGCCTAATGTAAAATCTGTAATATTTTTATTAGACGGATTTCTTTCAAGGTTATGAGGAATCTCATAATAACCGTTGTCATTTTTGTCTGCTAAACTTTTAGTTTTAATAAGAACAATATCAGTAAAGTTAATATCGTTAGAAAGTACAACTTTAGTTGTTTTATTCTCATTTACTATTTGATAATCGGGCTTATATTCGTTATTGACATATACTTTTATTTCTAAGTCAGTTAACTCTGCACTATTATTGTAAACATCAATCGGAAATCTATTTGTATATTCTTCGCCTGTGTATTTTCTTATAACATATTGACTACTTTTTAGATTTGCTTTTTTCCATGCATTAGTATAAGATATAGTTTGATTATCGTATTCTTGTAAAAAGAAAATATCACTGCTTACAGTTGTAAAAATATTATTAACTTTATATTTGTAATCTTCAGCAAGCAAAGTAAAATCAAAAACAATGTCACCAATATTTACAAAGTTTTTGTATGTAAGAGGAAATCCAAGTTCTGGATCATTGGCTCCTTCGCCTACTCTGTAACTAAATAATCTGTTTCCAGCAAAGTTTGTTGAATCGTAAACAGTATTGTCGCCTAAGCTATTACCACTACTATCAAACAAATCAAACTTTGGTGCTTGATTTAATCCTATTTTGTCTTGTGCTAATTTCCATTTAGTTGAATCGTACCAATACATTTTTCCAGCATTTTTTACGCCGTCTTTGACTAGCACTGTTTGATTCAAGACAGGGTCTGTATCAGCTGTTTCAATCAAACTTATTTGAGTAGTGTTTGTATGAGTAATAAATTTAACTTCAAATATTTTATCTTTTACTAAACTATCAGAGTCTGCTGTAAATAAAATACGCATTCCTTCAACTAACTCTATTCCGTCAATGTTATATCCAACAGTACCTTCAATCGTACTGAATACATCTTTTGTAAATGTATCAACTAGATCTACATTAAGTTTAGCTGTATTACCATGATTCCATAAACGTAAGTTTGGTTCAAACTCAATAATAGGACGTTTAGCTCGTGCTGTTTGATCAAGCTCAATTGGCTGATTGTTAATATTTGCACTTTTTTCAATAACTGATTTATGGAACCAGCGATTATATCTTGCCCAAGCGTTCCTGCTAGTATCTCTTCTGTTTATACAAATATAGTCTTTGTATCCTGCATAACTTCTAGCATTACTCCACGGAACACGATCAAAGCCATTTACATCAAATGGTACTTGTGTGTCTTGTGTAAATATAGCCGGAACTTCAAGATCACTAACAGGGACTAGTTTAATAGATTTGCCTACACCTTCAATATAGTATAATCCTTGTTCATAAGTTGCAGGGGTTACATTACCTTGAAAATATACTTTCATACCATTTGACAGATTCCAGCCATCAATAGTTGTGTATGTTTTTTTACCTATTATTTCTTCGCCTACATTTATATCGCTGTTTTCTTCAATATCAAATACATTAAATACTCCACTGTTATCAATATCACTTTGACTAACATAATAAAGGTTATCAGGAGCATCTCCAGGCACTGTAAATTCAATAGTGCCGGTTTCGATAAATCCTTCTTCTAAATAGTCTTGTGGATTAACTAACGTATCATCAACATTTTCATGAGTTAATGTAACACCTTCTTGATACAATGTACTAACTAATGTACTGTCTTTTGAATATTCGACTTTTTTCTGCCTAGCAGTTGCAAAACTAATAGGATGGCCTGGAACATTAACTTCAAATCTATATGTTTGACCTCTAAACAATCGTATGCTTTTATTACGTGTTACTCCGTCAGGCGAAAATACATAAGCTGTATTATCGTCATCAACTACTGTTTCAATAGTAAATGTACTAACTACTTCTCTACCCTGTCCTCTTATAGGAACTTCTTGTGGACCATTTGGTAACCAATAATATTCTCTAAAGTTAGTAAACTTATCAAAATCAATATGTGGGTTCCAAGCATAAAACTCTTGGGCAAAAAGTTTATCATGGTTTTTGATATTGCCGCCAAATGCAGTTATTTGTCCTAGTATATCTAAATAGTCTGCATCAAACTCTACATTTCCAAGATTGTCTTCAACAATAGCATATGGCTCTAACTGATAGTTTTCTCTGTTGGCATTAATATCACTAATATAGCTATCGTTAATAGTAACTGCCTTGGCAGTTCTACTTCCGACAAATCCATTAATCTTTTCAACAACACCTGGATTAGTTAACTGATCAACTGTACTACCTAAAAACTTTTTATTTGTATTAGTTCTAAAGTATCGTGGAAGTAACGAAGCTGAAGTTCTTTTTGCGTCAGAACTTCCTGGTACAGGATATTCATTTTGATCGTCATTGTATGCCATTAGTAATTATTTCCTTCAGTAATGGTAGTTGTCGAAGTTGTTGTACTTTGAACACCTGTGTTTAACACTTCGTTACTTGTAATAACATTTGCAGTTGCTTTAAGTCTTGATGCAGTAATACTATCAATAACTTCAATATCACTAACACTTGCACTACTAATCAATATTTCATCATTTTCACTTTTTAGTTCATACATACTACCAAACGATTGTGTTTCGCTTTTTGGTACTAGAACAATACTACTTATATCAGGTGCAACTTGCTTCATAATATAAGCGGCTAACTCACTAAAATAAAACGTTTCTCCAAAGTCCCAGTTTTCTAATGCAAAAAACTCGTTAATACTATCAACAACTCTTGATTTTATATCATTGTCGTTTACAACACGATTTGCATTTTTTACTATTTTAAATGTTGCTTGCACGTCAGTATCACTCTCAGAACCAAATAAAGATTTATATTTTACAGGATGATATATTACTTCATCGCTTATTGATTTAATCTTTTTAATATCCTTGCCAAAATCTAAAAACAACGAATCGCTGCTAGGTGGTAATGGCTTTGTTGTAGTTTCGCCTCTTAGATATTTTCTATATTCAACATCATAAGATTTTGTTAAAATATACAAGTCAATAATGTTACTACTGCTTGGATCTATACGACGATTTTCAGCAGCAGCATGTCTATAGTCAAATCTAATATTATCTCTGCCTTTGTATGCTTTGTAATCAATGCATAATTCTAGTCCTGTTTGTAACGAGTTAAACTTTTTAAATACATTAGTACTACTAATATAGAATATTGTTGCAGCATCGTATGAACTATATGCTCCAATTGCTGCTTCGTTTTGTTTTACTACAATTTTTTCTGCTGCTGCACTAACATATTCGTATGTCTCAACATCATTTTTTTCAAACTTTTTAGAAAATATATACTTTGTATCTGGCAAATATGAAGGAGCAACAATATTTGTAAACAAATCAGGATCGTCAATAACTCCATCAGCATCGCTGTCTGTAAATCCTATTTCTAGTTTTTTACTATCAACATACCCATCTGCACTACGATATTCTTTAACAACTTGCCATTTCCAATCTTGGTTAAAAGGTGTTAATACATCAGGCTTATTGTTGTTACTTAAAATACTAATACTATCAGTAACAATCTTGCCAACTTTACTATCGTATATACGATCGTTGCCATCAAAGTAAAAACGTATTTGCTTATCGCTTTCAAATACATATCTTACAGCACGACTAGTTACTGTGTATTTTTCACCATCTGTTTCAAATAGGAAAAGCCAACTAGCATCTTGATTTGTGCCTGTAGCATCACCTGTTTTTCCTGTATCAAATGCACTAGTTGTATCAAGGTTGCTATTTGTAATAACTTTCCAGTTGGTTGTTTCTACATCATAACGCAGACCAAATGTTTTAAATGCAAACACTTGATCAACCATCTGTGACAATGTATCATTTACAATGGTATTGTTTAATACTGGAATAATTTCTGAAAGTTTACTATTGCTAGGAACTTCATCGTTTAATATAATCGGACCTAATGTACTATCGATATTACCGATTGTTCCATTTTCATATACACTTATAATTTTAGTCCATATATATTCTTTGTCGCCTAGTGCAGATACTTCGCCTACTACTAGTTTATTGTTTTTATCATAATGATATCCAGCTGGAGGAGTAAACTTAACTAAACTGCCAGCAGCAACAAACTTCATTGTGGTAGCTGTAAAACTTGATACTGCAACTGGTATAGAAAACTGATCTTGAAACAATCCACTGCTTTGATTTGTTTCATTTGTTGTAGCGTTCCATGTATAGTTTAAATCAGCAATACTTGTATTTCTACTAAAGTTTTTATAATAGAAGTTTTTAGTTTGTGTATTTTTTATTATTGCTAATACTTGATTATTAATAACTGCTTCGATGTCTGTTTTTGAAACAAAGTTAAAACTAAACTTATTTTTTAGATCTTCTGTAAAAATACTTCCGTCGTCGCCAAACATTAGTGTATTACTATATTTTCCAGTTGCATCTCTTAAATCATAATATCTACTAATGCCGCTACTTGTTCTATTAATACTCTTTGTTTTAATAATCTGCTGACTTACTCCTAGCGGTCCAATATTATAATCTTCGCCTGTGATCAAACGATTTTGTGTGTAATATGTACTAGGTGCATTTGTTTGAATGCTTTCATTTGATTCTGATTCGTCTGCATTTGAAACAACTGATTGCAGTTCTAAAACAATGTTAAGTGTTTCTGCTGAATTATTTTTGCTTATATAAGGAACTTGTATTTGTATTCCTGTCATATCAGCTGGATTTATAGTAAACTGTGCGTTTGCCGATGTTCTGTAATAAACTTTAAAATCGCCCTTTGGCAATGTTCCAAAAGTTCCATCACTAAACACAAGACTTATTCTATCACTAACACGACTTAGCACACTGTACAAATCACGGATGCCCTTGGTGACACTATTGTAAACAATATTGTTACCTTCTGTGCTTTCAACTTTTTGCCATAACGCTTCTTCATTTCCGTTACTATCTAACTTGTAGAGCCATACATCATTGTTGTTGATATTGTCACTGTCAATATTAACAGTTGTATTTGGAACAGGATTTAATATAGAAAATGTATTCTCTTGTAGACTACCTTGTCTAAAGTGCATAAAAAATCCACTGTTTGAACTTCCTGCGCCTTGACCGTTATCTCTATATAAAAATGCTAGTTTGTTTCCTGGAAAAGGTTCTTCTTCGTATATTGTTGTAGTGTCTGTATCTATATTAGTACTAACAATCTCAAACTTGCGAGATGTATCGTCTATACTTTTTGTAAAACTATATATAGGCAACCCTGTATTGTTTGCGCTAAATCTATATTGCTCAGTTGTTACACCATTTACAATAGCTTTTTTAATAGGACGACCAAATGTTGCATTTGCAGGCAATGATGCATTTAAGATCTTAACAAACTGTTCGTACCAATCCGAGTTAGTAGGATCATTCCATATAATAGACTGATTGGACAGGTTGTTGTTATTTGCATCTATTACATCTTCAGTGGTACTGACACTTTCAATTTTTAGTAACCCGTTTGCTGGAATATTTCTATTTGCATTATAACTAATAAGTCTTGCTAAACGGAGAATACTCTCTCTACGATCAGCAGTTTCAATAAAATTTTCTCTAGCATTTAAGTCTGTACGGAAAGCGAGGTTTTGTCCTAAAAATGCAATAAGATCAATAAGTGCAAGATACTCACTTGATTCAATGTAATCATTAAAATCTTCTGGATAGTTCTCACGGATATATGTAATCATAGTTCTACGAAGATTATCAAAGTCGTAACTTTGGAAATCTGCATATCTAAAACTTTGATATATTGTCTTCCAGTCTTCTGCTAATAGAAGTCTATTTTGCCTGTCTGTCGTTGACATTCGCTGTTCCTCACTTTATAGTATATTTACCTGAAGTAAAAAACTGCGTACTTTAAATTAATCCGTTGTCTTGGTCAAACTTTATACGCATACTTTCACTGATGCTGTAAGGAATATAAGTCAGAGAACAATCAATTTGTATGCCGCTTTCGTAACTGTCAACAATAACACTATCAACACTAACCCTTGGATCATAGTTGACTATTTCAGTTACGTCTTCGATAATAAGTTGTTTTAGATCATCAGTAAACGGCTCAAATAATATATCCCATATGATAGTTCCAAACTCTGGATTTTCAAGTTTTTCGCCCTGACGTATATGAAAATGATTTATAATATCTTGTTTGATTATACTAATATCGTATAAGTTAAATCCTTTAGGATTAGCTACTGTACTAACTCCTCTGTACTGTTTAGAAACTACAGGAGGATTAGTGATATCATTTGATACTGTTACATTTTTGTATAAAGGTTTTTCATTTGTGGCCATAACGTATTTATCCTGCTGTCATATAGTTAAATGCGGCTTGACTTTCAGCGGGCAATTTTAATAATTCAGTTGACCTGTTACTAGGATTTAACTCTACTATTCTATCAAAGTCGTATGATCCTATTTTAAATACTTGTCCGTCTACTACAATACCTAGTATTGTGTCTTCTTTTGCTTTTTCTTCAATACTTATTCCATAGCCGTTGTTCTTTTTAACAAGTTTAGTTCCAAACGTTTTAGCACACTTTTTACAAGCAGTTGCCATTTTTGCAAATGTAGGATCGTTTGTTGTTTTAAATGTTTTCCTATCTATTTGCTTGGCTAAATTTGCCATGTTATTAAGTTGACCTACTGGATTTTCGTTGAATATAATATCTTTAGCAATTTGTTTGCCTGCTTTATTAGTAATTCTTGGTTTGTTAAATATTTTTCCAGCTAGATTAGCTCCTACTCGTGCAGCAGCGCCTCCTAATACTTTTTGCAGATCAGGCGGTAAGCCGTTTAACGCTCCTGTAAGATTTTTTGTAAAATCTCCTACTCCTCGACTAAACTGATCAAACACTGGACCTACTCCTGGGATGCCAGAAATAGCTGCTCCTAATCCTCCTGCTAGTTTTCCTGCCATGTCTCCTAATGCACCTGATACTGCTCCAAGTGCATTTCCAATAGCGCCGTCAATAGCGCCTAAAGCACTTCCTAATGCACCTGATAATCCTGTACTTGATAACAAGTTTGACATTACACCAGAAAGTTTTCCAAGTATACCACCAAGTGCTGATCCTGCTATACTGCTTAATCCGCCTTGTAATCCTTGTAGGAAACTATCTTTTATATAATCAACTGTGTTAGTAGTTGCATCTTGTATTTCTGTTCTAACTTCTGCTGGATTAGTTGCGTTTGTTCCGCCTGCGTAAGTATTAGTAACAGAAGAACTACCAGCAGGAGCACCAAAGTTTCCACCAGGTACTCTTACACCAGCAACAGCAGGAATATTGCCTGCTGCAAGAGTAGCAGGACTAACAAATCCTAAGTTTTCAACAAAGGCAGCTGGGTTTGAAATACCTTGTAGTGCGCCAGCTGCGCCTGCTAGTTGTCCAGAAATTGATCCAAATACTGCGCCAGCTGCGCCTTGAAGCGCACCTTCAATATTACCAGATTGTATTCCGCCTGCTATGCCGCCAACTAATGCTACTGTAGGTAACGGTGCATTAGCTAATGCTTGGTTTATTCCTTGTACTCCTCGAGATATCGATTCTCTAACAATAGGCTGAACCAACTGCGAATTGTTTATTGCAAATGCTACCATACTGCCCTCCTAGTAGTATTTATTATAGATCGTTTATAGGAGTTCTGTCAGTGTGTACTGGTCTTTCGTCCATATGTATATCTTGGCTTTCAGTATCTACTGCTTCTGTTTTATCAGGTGCTGTTTCAAGCGGGTTCCAGTTTTCGTGGCCTTGCCAAGGTTCGTGCTGCGGAACTCGTTGTGGAAACTTTGCTTTAACTGCATCTGCTGCTGCTTCTGCTGCTGGGCCGTTGAGATTGATATCACCACCGGAGATTGTTGTGTTTGCTGCACCGATCGAAAAGTCTCCTCCGGCAGTATTTTTAAAGGCACCGCCACTTTTGGCATTGATCTCTCCGCCGGCCGAAATATTGCCGTTAGCACCTACTTTTATTTCTAAGTTAACTGCTGCACTTTGGTATATACTACCATTTACAATCATGTTAATGTTTCTACCAGCCTCAAAGTTAATATCTCTGTCTGCTACAAAGTTAAAATCTGTTTCTGTGTGAAAACTAATACTATCTTTTGCATAAACGTCAAGTTTACCATTGCTGGTCATTTCAATCCAAGCTGTTCCTCTGCTATTATTAATATAAATTAGATCTTCACTGGTATTAATCATTATTTGGGCACCAGTACGTGTTCTAAAACGTATCATTTCGTTTGCAGGGCGTGTAACATCGCCGCCAGCTTCGCTTGCTTCTTTGTTTATGTATTTGTAAGGAGTATCTTCAGGGGATCCTTCTCGTATAAGTTTGTCGTCGCCGTCATCAATAACAAAACTACTACTGCCTAAACGGTTTACATGTACAGTTGCTTGACTTTCTTTTAAACCTATTCTACCTTGCGGCGAACCGCCACGTTTATCAACTGGACCTGGGCTACTAATTCCAAGTACTGCACTAGGAAACTCACGTTGCGCACTTGAAGTTGTTATACCTCTAATATCGTCTTCAACTAATCCTTGTTCTTGCAACTGAGTAATAAAATCTTCATTAACAGGTCTTTTATATTTTACAGGATTATTTGTTTGTATTTTTGTTATTTTTTTGTTGTATTCGCCAACTGGAAGTTTTTTACCTTTTAGTTCTTTTGGAACCGGGCCGCTAGTTTGTTCTGTTGCAGGCTGACCACCGGGCAACATAAATGTCATACCTCTTTCCGGTACACAGCCAAACCAATAACCAAACTCTCTACTTCCTTCAACAAATGTACACAATACTAGTGTTCCTGGATCAGGTGGCACTGCCCAAAAACCATAGCTTTTTTGTGTATTTGAATAAGTGTCATTTTTTCCTAGATGCTGTGCTCCAGTAACACCATAAAAAGGACTTGCATAGTAAACAATAGAAGTTTGTCCTAGTGTTTCGCCGGCTGTTCCTGCTTCGCTTATTTTTAAAAGTTCAACTTCAAGTGCTCCAAGGTACAACGGATCGGCATGCTTAATAACTCTAGCCAAATACGGGCCAGCATTACTAGTTGGTTGTCCGCTGTCAACTGATCTTGTTTGTTGTGCTTTAATTGGTCCGCTGTTTTGCATTCGTTATCCTTAACTATTAAATCCTGTGTTTACTTGATCTGCTTTTTGCGCATCTTTTACTTTATTTGCCTGATCGCTTGTTCCAGCAGTATTAGTATCTTCAGGCTGGCCTCGGCGTCTTAGCAGGGTAAGTTCTTGTGTAAAACGGTTTCGTTGAATTTTGTTTTCAATAGCAGTTACTCTGTATAATCCATTGAACTGCGCCACAGGAACAGTGTCTTCTGGGTAAATCATTCCTCCAGTATCTGGATTATAATCAATCGGAGTTCTAAAGTTTAATAAAACATCAACTTCACTGCGTTGATAATCAACTTGGCCGCTTGCAGTACTATTTAAATCTCCTGGCTGATCGGTCCAGTTGCCCATTCCACTATCAACTATAAAATAAGGATCGCCGAATATTTCAAGTTTAACTTCAACTAAATCAACACTGCCGTTACCTAGTATTTGATC